GGCAGAGACGACTTTTGCAGCGAGGAAAACATTTCCTGCGAAATGCATGTACGTATTCCCGTTTGTGTACGAATCCAGTCTGCCAGTTCGCGGCGCGACTGAATCAACATCATGTACTCAGCGGGCGACACTCCCAATAGCCACCGGTCTGGCGGGATAACAACCGCTCCGTCGGGAGAGCCGACCACCACGAATACCGTCCTGCCCTCAGCGCGACGGCTGAGCAGCCACAGTTTCTGGTTCTCGGACAGGTCCGGAATTATCTGAGCGTGTTTTGGGATTTTGGGGACGTACTTGTACTCTATCCAGAGATCGCCCACGTTCCCCGAGTACCACACGTCGGCGGTACCCGAGCGATACGGGTTGTTCATCTTCTCGCAGTGCACATCGGGGAGGTACCGGTGCACCGAGCTGATGAACACGTTCTCTGGTTTAGATGCCAACCACGATCTCGCGTAGGCGCTCCTGCAAGTCTTCAAGAGTGCCGTTGTTGTGTACAACGAAATCGTTCTCACCTTCCTGCACACCACCTTCCGACAGATGACCGTGGACGGGCTGCGCAGCGTTTCGGCGTAGATGAATGATTCGACCGCCGTAGCGGCGAATCCATGCTGCTTCGTTTTCGAACCGGCAATCGGTAACGATCATGCCGGGCCCTTTGCTCATCAGACGATCCGTGGCCAGAGTCAGCCAGAGATTCTCGTCGACGAGCTGCCGACCCCACTCGGTCCCGAGCCACTGCATCATCTGCCGCGGGCTCTTGTTCCCGAACGCGGGGATCGGATCTTCCTTGCGAGGGATCCAATACTCGTCAGTCATGTCGATTCCCAAGCCCGCCTTCAGCATGGCCCGAATCGGGTCCGCGAATGCGTAGCGGTAACCGCCAGTCATGGCCAGAAGAAAAGCCGCAGCGGTGTCCTTACCGCTGCGCGCTGGCCCGGTGAGGCCGAGTAGTGGAAATCGCATCATGGTGTAGCGGGCCTCTTGCTCTCTACTTTGGCCTTGTCGTAATACTTCTTCGACGCGATAAGTGCGTCTCGGAAAGCATGCAGGTCGTTGAGGAGAGAGTTTAGCTTACGAAGCCGCGACTGATACGTGTCGTCTCCTTCCGCACTATCGTAGAAGCTGAAATCGAGGCTGACTGACCTGGAGCAATCCGCCAGAGACAGCGTTGCGTTCTGGCTCACGTGCTCGCCGTGAACGCTGACCTCGACTTCCGCTTCGATGTGTGCGGTGCCCTTTCCTTCATTCAGGAAACGGCGCACGTACATGAACTGTTTATCCATATCACTTCTTGTTGTGTGCAGCCCAAATCAGCTGCAAGTGGCGGGCCTGATCCCGAGCGTCGTGCAGCGCGTTGTGCGCTACCGAGCCTTCCGCGCGAGCGTACGGCACGTCCGGGTACAGGTTCTTCATGGTTCGGTAGCACCGCTCGTTGTAGAACTTCCACGGTGCAGCCACGTTCACGTCGTTGAACGCGGAGTTCAGGATCGGGATGTCGAAGCTGGCTCCGTTGCTCCAGACCAACACGTCCTGCTGCGGTACGAACTGCGCGAGGCTGCTCAGCGCGAGCTCCAGCGACATACGCACGGGCTCTTGGAACACGGCCTTGGCGTCTGCCGGCTGAGTCATCCACCACTCCAGGGTACTGCCCTGAACGCGGCGGTTATACCGGCGCAGCTGATCGTCGATACTCAGCGCCGTGTAGAACGGCGCGGAGATCTCTTGTTCCGTGAACAGAACGGCCCCAATGCTCAGGATAGCTGCACGGGGGTCCGTGCTAAGCGTCTCCAGGTCAATCATCAGATGAAGCATCTGTGTCCTTCGGCAGGCAAAAAAAGGGCGGCCCGAAGGCCGCCCGAAACCGACTGCTTAGCGCTGCACCCGAGCCGCTGAACGACCCGGACCGCGCGGAGCAACGGGGGAGACAGCTTCCGCAGACTGCGGAGCCGGAGTGTACTCCGGTTCCGTCAGCAGCCGGGAGCGCGCTTCTTCCATGCGCCCCACCGACGCTTCCAGCTGCTCGTTGGGCTTCGGTGCACCGAAGCGCAGCGACGGGTAGTCGACCTTCGGGTCGAACCCGATGGTGGTGACGACCTTCACGGGCGGCGCTCCGAACGACGACGCAACGCTGGCGACGTACGTATCGAACGCCTTGATACCGGTCGGCGACACGGACAACAGCCAAAGCGGCGTGTCTTCCTTGAAGTCGACCGGCAGGATCGCCAGCAGCCGCGTGTTCTTGCACGCTTTGCCGTTGCCCTGCCGCGCGCTGCCGTACTGGTTCTGCGAGCAGACCGAGCAGCTGTCGGCTTGCTTGTTCGGACTGTTCGCGCTCGGACGAAGCTGAGACACGTCCTCTCCGAGCGCGAAGCAATCGGGAGGAGTCACCTCATCGCGATTGAAGCTGCCGGGGTAGTACATGTTCGCCGACACGAAGTCGACGATGATGGCTTCGAACGGGCCCTGCGACTGCGTGCCGTCGGGGAACTTGAACAGCTTGTTCTGCGTGACCTTGATGCGATCACCCGAAGGCTTGGCGATCTTGTTGGCAAGCTCGGCGGCCTTCCGCGCGAGAATTTCTTCGTAGTTAACGATTGCAGTCGTCATAGTTCCTCAGAGAGACGTGATGCGGACGGAGCGCTTTGTGAACGGAACGACGCCGGGGATCGTTCCTTCCTTCTCGAAAATCTCACGGCACCCGTTGACACTAGGCCGACGGTCGAGAAGGTGAAAGTGCTTGTGTCGCCAGATGTAATCCCAGAACGCGTCCCAATCCTGGACACTTGGCTTCACGCTGTCATAGACCGATGCGGTAGCGAGCGAGCCCGTGGACTTGGACACGCCCTGCTCTTCCATCAGTCTGATGAGAACCTGTTCGGCGTCAGCGATCTTTTTCTCAATCTCGCTGACGACGGCTTCCTGCTGGCGCTTCTCTGCTTTAAGGCGCTGCAGGTTGTCGATCTGTTCACCGACGGTGATCATTGTTTCCTCCGAAGAGGCGGTTGAGCGATTGCCAGATCTGCCGGCCTTGCTCTTCGGTGATGACCCGCTCGCCGTCCCCGAGGTCAATGGAGATCTTACTGGAGATCGCCACATCGTGTCCGGTGGTCGCTGCAAGGGCTTCCGCTGCATCCGCGGCTTGCTCTTCCGGCGAGCGCGGCAGGTACAGCCACCCGGGCTGGTTCTCGGTAAGCAACCGGCGGCTCAGGACTCCGTCGCGCCACAGGTGATGCAGCAGCGCCGAGACGTTGCCGATGGAGCCGAACATTTCCCGGTTCATTTCGTACAGAGCCCGGGGGGTGCACCCAGCTTCGCCGGCGGCATTCACCAGCATGGCGAGTGTGTTGGACTTACTTGGAGTAGTTTTTCGCATATGCGCCTTCGGCATTGATGGGTAGATCAGCAGCCCAATCGGGCGGAGTTTTCATAATCTCCAGGCCGAAGGCGAGAGCTTCCTCTGCTTCGGCTTCCGGAGCCAGGTACACCACCTCGTCGTGCGTCATCATCACGACGCGGTAGCGTTTCGAGATCGAGAGCATCTGATCGGCCACGATGCAGCGCGCAAGGGCCTGAACAGCGTTCTCGGTTAGCAGTCCACCATACAGTTTGGTGGTGACGTTGCGTGCGTTCGTATACGAGCAATCCACGTACCGGTTGGTCCACTCACTCCAGAACCCGGTAAGGCCGTCGTAGTGAATCGCCAGCCCCGACGGAAGAAGCATCTTCTTGTCGTCGATACCGATGGCTTTGTACTGGATCTTTTCTCCATGGATCATGTAAGGGAGAAGTGCTTCCATCTGCTTCCACAAGCCGGTGATGGGCTGGTTGAAGTCACGATAGATGTTCACGATCCGTTGGCATTCGGCAAGACCCAATTGCACTGGATTGAATGGGTCTGTGGCGAGGGTATCTTGCAGCTTCACTGCACCCATTCCATATCCAAGCGCGAGAACGCATATCTTGCCCAGCTGCCGCTCATCCTTCGTCACTTCATTCACGGGCTTGTTGTAGATCTGCGCGGCCATGACTTTGTACAGGTCAGGGCCGACACCAGCATCGTAGTCGCGGAAGATCTGCAACTTCGGTTCATCTCCAGCAAGCCATAGGTTGGTGCGGGCTTCGATCTGCGCGGAGTCGATCACCACCAGCACGTATCCTGGTGGTGCCTTGATTGACTTGCGCAGTTCGCCTCCCCGCTTGAGGTTCTGCATGTTCATCTTGTTGCCTGCAGACCACCTAGTGGTGTGAGCGCCGCAGTATTGCAGCAGCACAGGCAAACGGCAGTTGTTCTCCGCAGCTTTCAGGAAGCGTACGGCTCGGGTTTCACCGATGGTGGACTTCACAGCCAT